AAGTCCTTAGATGTTCAAACTTCTACACAGGTATATCAGCTTTTAAATGCTATAACTGCAAAATCAGAGAGAGTGATTGATGAGTACCTGGTACGAGGAATATCACAGAATGCCTTAAGAGGGGAAGAGTCTAAGCCGTCTGATTGGGTACCAAGTTTTATTCAAAAAGCAATGCCTGAGGTAATAAAAGAGATGGACAGGCTTTCCACTCCTCAAACTATTAAAGATTTCGATACTAGTGTAGTAGACGTAGTTGGCGCCTTGCGCGGATTTTTTGAAGTATTGACTAGTAGTAATTTCAATAACTCTACTGCTAGTGATTTAAGAGCAAGTGCCTTAAAAGGAGGTACCCCCGAGCAACTAGCAAGGTGGGCGGAACTTCAAGACATAAAAGAAAGACAACAAAAATTAGCTAAACTGCATGGGGACCCTGGTACTTTTAAAAGAAAAATGATGGGAGACATGAGGTTCCAGACAAAGGCACAATATCCTCTAAAGGCCAAAGCATTCATGGCGGGAGAGGCTCTAGTAGGGTTACTCAAAAAGTACAAGATAGCTGCAGGAGTAATTACCGGTATAATAGCAGCTTTGACAAAGGGGTGGAACAATGTTCAAGATGCTAAAAAGTCGGACATGTATAAAGAGCAGGATAAAGAATACCAAGAATACAAGGCATGGACACAAGGGGGATATAAAGACTCCACTACTAGTTCCCTAATGCCAGACAGAGCGGCGTTAGAAGACGGAAATATTTTTAAGATATACTGGAATTACGGTATAAGGATGGGGCAAGCAATAAATGAAGCCCTAGGATTAGATTCTGGTGCTTTTGCAGAAAAACTTAAGGCTAAATCTAGTGTAGAGTACTACGATCCCTATTCAAATTTAACTACTAATAGTCTTACTACTAGTAACTTAAATAAAGGGGCTACTCCTAATGTGGGAGATAGTATGATATTTGGTTCAGCTACTAGAGATATAGATAATATTGCAACTTCTGGACTAAACTTCACAGCTCAACTCATAGATACTCAAAGACTACAAATACAGGAATTTATGTCGGTATTAGCAGCATCAGAGATGGGTACTCCACTCAAGGATGCAGTATCAAGTTTAGAGGCATTTATGAGTTTTATTGATACTCAGATGAAACCTCTTGTTATTGAACTTACTACCTTAACAACAGCCGCAAATACTCTATTCGGATTAACTAGTACACCGCCTTCTCCTTGGAGTAGTATGGCTGTTCCTAGCTTTAATAATTCAACAGAAAATACTCTTCAACCTCATGTAGACGCAACCGGAGCTCTTAGCGTTAAAGAAGTAGCTCCTGTAGTGCCTGGGTCTGGACAGCCAGTAGCAGTAACGTCTGTTGGAACAGAAAATGCGATGGTAGCCGCTGGTAGTCAAATAAAATCTTCATTAGCTAGTGGATTTGCTAATCTTATAATGAATGATAATGTTAATGTTAGAGCTATGATTTCTAATACATTAAGCCAAGTAGGAACTAATCTGATGACTAGCGCTTTAGGCAGTATATTTGGTCTAGCAAATGGTGGTGTTCTTTCAGGAGGCTTTAAAGCCTTCGCAAATGGCGGCACCGTTACTAAGCCCACACTAGGATTAGTAGGGGAAGGTAGATACAACGAAGCGGTAGTACCTCTACCTGATGGAAGATCAATCCCAGTAATAGGAGCAACAGGAACTACGGAAAATAACGTTACAGTTAATGTTACAATTGATAGTGATGGAAACGCTAAATCTGATACTAGTTCTGGAATGGATGGAGATAAAGCTAAACAACTTGGTTACATGGTTTCACAAGCAGTACAGATGGAACTAGTAGAGCAGAAGCGACCTGGAGGACTACTTAGTCAATACTAATTATGGCAAATTTTAATACAGAAGTAAATATAAATCCAGATAGAGGACTCAAATCAGAACAACAGCCTAGAATTTTGAAAGCTACTTACGGTGATGGGTACGAGCAGCGAGTAGCTGCCGGTATAAATAATTTACCTGAATCATGGAACTTAACTTGGAAAAATAGAACCTCGGCAGAAGCTAATAAGATTGTAGGCTTTCTTGAAGAGCAAGCAGGCATAACTGCATTTGACTGGTACCCTACTGGGTATGAGATAGCCAGTACTACTACCGCAATTTCTACTAAGAAATTGATAGATACTAGTCAATATTTTACTGCTAGATATTTAAACACTACTGTTACAGATTCAGGCGGAGCGACTTCTACTGTAACGGCAGTAGATAGCGCAACGCAATTATCATTATCAGTAGATATTATGTCAAGTGGAGAAACTTATACTATTAATCCATATAAGAAATATACTTGTGGAAAGTGGAGTTCTCAAGAAACTTTGTCAGGTATTAGAACTATAACAGCAACATTTACAAAGGTATTTGAACCATGAGTGATAAAATTACAGCAGATATTCACGGCTTTGAGCCAGGAGCAGTTATTGAGTTATTTGAACTTGACCTATCGGTGGGTACTGCCCCAGACTCAGAACCTATCCTTAGGTGGCATGCCGGTCAGAATGAAAATCTACAAGAAATAGTATGGCAGGGTAATAGGTATTCAGCTATGCCTATTGAAGCCGAAGGGTTTGAGTTTTCTGGCAAGGGGGCGATACCTAGACCTGTAATTACTGTAGCTAATATTACTTCTATTTTATCTAGCGTTATTAATAGTTACGATGATTTAGTTGGTGCAAAGGTTGTAAGAAAGAAAACTTTCGCAAAGTATTTAGATTCTTATTGTTATACTGGGGGATATCCAACCGCTGGGCTGTGTACCGGGGAATCAGGATCGGATCCAAGTCTGAGTAAATCAGACTGTTTAGATACTAATAAAAACGGTTCTGTAGGTACTTGGACAGTATACAACCAGACTACTTGTGAAGCAGCAGCAGGGCCGGGTATATGGTACGCTTCCGCTATAGCAGATGATACTGCACATTTTCCAGATGAAATCTGGTATGTAGATAGAAAAGCTATAGAAACTAATACTCATATTCAATTTGAATTAACTGCCGCACATGACATACACGGAGTTAAGCTACCTTCTAGAACGGTAGTAGCTAACTCGTGCCCTTGGGTATATAGAGGAGTGGAGTGTGGGTATTCTGGTAGTAGTTATTGGGATATTAGTAATAATGTAGTGGGATCATCTTCTGATGATGTATGTTCAAAAACTTTTACCTCTTGTGAACTGAGGTTCCCTGAGCCTTTAGAAAGCCCTTTTGGGGGGTTCCCAGGAGCTGGTATTAATATGGGCTCGGTACGATGAATGATAAAACTCTAGATGATTTTAGAAAGCATGTAGAAGCGGAATACCCTAAAGAAGCCTGCGGGTTTATAATAGGGGTAGGCAAGAAAGAAAGGTACTTCCCAGCAAAAAATATAGCAGGTCGCGCAGAAGAGTATTTTATAATAGATCCAGTAAGTTATGCGGATGCAGAAGATACAGGAGTTATTATAGGTATTTGTCATTCTCATCCTAATGAAGGCTGTACGCCTTCTGAAGCGGATAAAGTTGCTTGCGAAACTTCTAATAAGCCTTGGCACATTTTAAGTTGGCCAGGTAACAGACTATATAGCTGGGAGCCCACAGGGTACGAAGCCCCAATAGTGGGTAGACAATTCAGTTATGGAGTTTTAGATTGTTGTACATTACTTAGAGATTATTACAAAAAAGAGCTAAATATCGATTTTGAATGTTATAGTGGTCAAGACGGCTGGTGGGATAAAGGAGAGAATCGATATTTAGAAAACTATGAAGAGCAGGGTTTTGTTAAGATACTTGATGAAAATGACATTAAAAAATACGATGTATTTTTAATAAAATTAGTTTCACCTGTACCAAACCATGCCGCAGTTTTTATTGGGAACGATAGAATTTTACATCACGTATACGGTAGACTATCCAATAGAGAAATCTATGGCGGATATTGGAGAAAACATACCACGCACCATTTAAGGCACAAATCATTATGTTAAAGAAAATAATACTTTATGGAGAGTTAGCTGAAAAGTTCGGAAAGGAGTGGTCCTTAGACGTAGACTCCCCTGGGGAGGCTTTTAAAGCACTTGACGTTAATAATATAGGATTTAGACAGTTTGTTGCTTCTTCAGAAGAACGAGGTGTAGGGTACAAAATAATGGTAGGGAAGTCTTATATTAATGACTATCCTGAATTAGGAGACCCTTCTGGCCGTCAAGAAATTAAGATAATTCCTGTAGTTCTTGGAGCAAAAAGTAAAGGTCTAGGCATGATTCTTTTAGGAGCACTTATTATCGGTGGCTTTTATGCGTACGGGCTTCAATCGATAGGTTCTTTAGCAGCCGGAGAATTAGGAGCTATGGGTACTATAACTCACGGAGTAACTTTAGCGGGCTCAATGGGTACTATGGCATTAAAGTTTGCAGGAGCCTTAATACTAGGAGGGGTGGCTTCTATGTTAGCACCAACACCGGAGCTTCCATCTACAGCTGATAGGCCTACAAACTATGGATTTGATGGGGCAGCTAATACAGCTAGACAAGGTTTCGCTATTCCTGTATGTTACGGGCAATTGTTAGTAGGAGGAGCCGTTATCAGTTCTGGAGTTATGCCAGAGGATTATATACCAGAGGATGTAGCATGAGTAATAAAGATTGGATTAGAGGTGCAGGTGGAGGAAAAGGTGGTAGCGGTGGTGCCCCTAAAGAAGATGATGATACATTATTTTCAGAATCTAAAGCTAGAGTTATTGATTTATTATCTGAAGGAGAGATAGTAGGGTTATTAAATGCTGAAAAGTCTATTTACCTAAATGAAACTCCACTACAAGACTCTGCGGGTGGGAGTAACTTCGACGACGTATCTTATTCTACTAGAGAGGGTACAAATTCTCAGACTTACATACCAGGGTTTTCAGGGACAGAATCTGGGGTAGGTGTTGGCATTCCAGTAACTAAAGAAGCCCCCGGAGCCATAATCAAAACATTTTCATCTACTACAGTAGATGCAGTAAGAGTTATAATACATACTCCAGCACTTTTAGATGGGGACAATGATGAGGGGGACTTACACGGTTCCACCGTGTCCTTCAAAATCTGGCTAGAAAAAGACAACGACGGGGGTTGGTACGAGGCAAAAGCAGACTCTTTTACAGGGAAGACATCAGCAAAGTATGAAAGAGCATATAGACTAGATATACCATCGACTTGGAAGTCCGCTGGGTTTACTACTATAGCTATTAAAGTAGAAAGGACTAGTGAGGACGCTACTTCTACAAAAATACAGAATGAAATATATTTTAATTCTTATACTATAATTATAGATAATAAATTAAGGTATCCTAATAGCGCTTTAATAGCTACTCAGGTAGACGCTAGACAGTTTACTTCTATTCCTAGACGAGCATATGAAATAAAAGGAGTAAAGATAAAAGTTCCTAGTAACTACACTCCTTACGATCCTGGACATTGTTCTTTATCTGGTTATAGACGAAAAGATAGGTGTGTACAAGCGGGAGGAACCTGGTTAGGTACCTCGCCTGGAGATGCTTTGTACACTGGCTCGTGGGATGGTACGTTTGATATTGCATGGACTTGTAATCCTGCTTGGATTTTATACGACTTATGTACTGATGAAAGGTACGGATTAGGTAAGTGGCTATCTGCTAGTCAGATGGATAAGTGGTCTCTATATGAGATTGGAAAGTATTGTGATTCAGTAGATAACTCGGGAAACTTTATTGGAGTAGACGACGGATGGGATAATAAAGAGGCACGATTTGCTTGCAATCTGTACTTACAAGGCAGAGAAGAAGCTTTTAAAGTACTAAATGACATATCCTCAGCGTTTAGAGGTATGATATATTGGCAACAAGGACAGATTAGTTCTGTACAGGATGCACCTAAAGATCCAGTGATGAATTTTTCAGACGCTAATGTAATTGAAGGCTCTTTCACGTATGAAGGAACTTCTAGGAAACAGAGACATAACGTAGCGCACGTTACTTGGAATAACCCAGAAGATTTCTATAGGCAAAATGTCGAGTATGTAGAGGATGCTCCAGGCATAGTTAATGCTAATAATCAGATTTTTTCTACAGATGTAATTGCTGTAGGTTGTACTTCGCAAGGCCAGGCTAGAAGAGTAGGTAAGTGGATTTTATATACTGAAAGGTACGAAACTGAAACTGTAACCTTTACAACAGGTATGGAAGGTGCAGCAGTTAGACCTGGAGATATTATTAAAGTAGCCGACTCTCATAAAGCGGGTATTCGTTATGGAGGCAGAATTGCGGCAGGCAGTACAACTACTACTATTAAATTAGATGCCCCTACTTCTGTTACTGCACTTAAAACTTATAAGTTATCTCTAATTAATACAGAAGAGGCATGTGTACAGTCTGGAGTTAAACAATCGGAGACTACTCAAGAGACTTGTTTAAATGCTCACGTAGATAATGAGTGGAAACCTTATGTGTGGGTAGAAACAAAAGATGTTAACTATGTATCAGTAACAGAAGAAGTAACAGAAGTTACAGTGACTTCTGCATTCGCCAATACTCCTACAGCTAACTATATGTGGATACTAGAGGAGATGGGGTCCGTAGAGGCTCAGGATTTTAGAGTATTAATAACTAGGGAGTCTGGTGCTAATATGGTTGAAATTTCAGCATTGAAGTATCATGGAGCGAAGTATGACTTGATAGAAGAGGACATAGCCTTCTCTGCTAAGTCCACTAGTAGTTTACCTAACCCTAGTGACCCAATACCGTCTCCATCTAACTTAACTATTACAGAGGAATTGTATATTGACTCAATGGGTAATGTTAAAAATAGAGCAGAATTTTCTTGGGATGCCCCAAAAACTGCGGGTACCGCAACTACTTACCCATATATTGCATCGTACTATGTTGAATGGAGAAGAAAGGCTCCCGCTATTACAAACTGGGTTTCTATAGGGGAAACTTCAGCACAAAGTGTTATTATTGATGATGCTCCAGCAGGTACGCTAGAGTTTCGAGTTAAGACAAGGAGAATTTTCTAATGCTATACTCACCTTTTGCTACTTGGTCCGATGAAATATATGGTAAATTAACGCCCCCTAACAACGTTACAGATTTTTTCATGATATCTCAAGGTGACCAGGCTAATCTAAGTTGGACAGGAGTACCTGATTTAGATGTTATAAATGGAGGAACTTACTGGGTAAGGTATACTAGTGCGGTTAGTGCAAGTTGGGCGGCTGCTTCAGATATTACTAAAACAATACCGGGTAATGCCACGAGCTATTCAGTGCCTTTAATGTCAGGAACCTATTTAATCAAAGCGTTAGATTCTTCTGGTAATGAATCAGGTACTGCTACTAAAGTCACCTCCAATGTGGCGGACATATTATCGTTGAATGCAGTATACACTAGCGTACAAAATCCAAACTATGGCAGTAATACTGCAGATGAAGGGATAAATAATCCTGCTAATACTAATATATTTTATGATACAAATAATCAAAGTATACAGATAGATACTATTAATCTAGCCTCTGGAACTCATGATGCCTATTACAATACAGGAACTCATGAGGATGATGTAGTATCTTCTGGAACGCACGACGACGCCAGATCTACAGGCACTAGCAATGATATCTTAGTATCGGGTACTCATGATGATAACTTAGCTACTGGAACGCACGATGACGCTAGAGATACCGGTACTTATAATGAATATATAGCTACAGGTACTCATGATGGGTTCGGTACAGGTACTCATGATGATGCTAGAGCTACTGGAGTACACAATGCTATTTTAAATTCAGGTAGCACAGAATTAAACAATAACAACATATTTGATACCGCCTCTGGCAACTTCGACAGCAGATTAGGTAACTTTGACGACATCGCACATACTACTAACATGTTGGAAGACGATAACGCTTCTTTTGACTCTAGTTGGTTAAATAACATTATTCGCAATACTACAGATAATACTACGGCTACAGTAAATACAGTAACTAGTAGTACTAGATTAATCTTAAGTTCGGATATATTTGATGGGTATAGTGGAGATGCTTACAGATTAGAAACTAAAGCTAATCAATTAAGAGATACTACTGCAACATTTGTAGCCGCAGATATAGGAAGAACAATACGAAATAATACGGATGGAGGCACTGCAACTATTTCTACTATTAACAGTTCTAGTTTGGTAACTTTATCTTCCGCTTTATTTCAAAATGACCACGGAGATACGTGGGAATTAGAAGCAGGTCCTAATGTACTAAGAGATACCGGAGCCAGCTTTACTTCTGCGCTAGTAGGTAGGACAGTTAGAAATGTATCCGCCGGCACAACCGCTACAGTTTCATCTTTTACTAGTACTACGGAACTAGTACTATCTTCTGGTATTTTTGACAATAAAAATACTCACGTATACCAGGTAGAGGCAGGCCCGTCTAAGCTTTATAATACTGGTGGTGGGTTCTCATCAGGAATGGTAGGTAATAAAGTATATAATACTACTCGTAGTACAACTACTACAGTTAGTGCTTATGTAAGTGCTAATGAGCTTACTTTATCTTCTGGGATATTTGACAATAAAGAAGGGGATAGTTATAACGTAAATAATGAACTTAACAGACTAAGAGACTTATCGGCAAGCTTCTCAACTGCAGATATAGGAAGAACTGTTAGGAATACTACGGATAATACAACTACTACAATTGCTAGTAGGTTAAGTAACACAGAAGTTACTTTATCTTCTGGTATTTTTAATGATTCACATGGAGATACGTGGGAACTAGAAGCAGGACCAAGGTACTTAAGGGATATCGGCGCAGGCTTTACTTCTGCGCTAGTAGGTAGAACTGTACGTAATACTAATGATAATACTACTGCTACGGTATCAACTTATGTTAGCTCTACTGAATTAATCCTATCTTCTGGTATTTTTGACAATAAAAATGCACATAATTATGAGGTAGAAGTAGGACCTAATAAACTATATAATACAGGGGGAGGTTTCGTATCTTCTCATGTAGGAAATCTAGTAAGAAACACGAATACTAACACTACTGCAACAGTTAGTGCTTATGTAAGCGCTAATGAGCTCACTTTATCTTCGGGTATTTTTGATAATAAAAATGGCCATACGTATAATGTACATAATGAAACAGGGCGAGTTAGAGATACTGGAGCCTCGTTCTCTTCTAGTGATGTAGGCAGAACTATTCGTAATAATACAGATAATACAACTACTACAATATCTGGCTTTATCAGTAGTAATGAACTTACTTTATCTTCTGGTATTTTTAACGATCAGAGTGGGGATATATGGGAGATAGAGGCTGGACCAAATAATCTAAGAGACACCGGCGCAAGCTTTACTTCTGCGCTAGTAGGAAGAACTGTACGTAATACTAATGATAATACTACTGCTACGGTATCAACTTATGTTAGCTCTACTGAATTAATCCTATCTTCTGGTATTTTTGACAATAAAAATGCACATAATTATCAAATAGAGCCTGGATATGATAGATTATACGATCCTACAGCCTCTTTTAGTACTGAAGTAGTAGGTAAGGTAGTACGTAATACTACTGATAATACTACAGCTACAATATCTTCAAGAACTAG